AACATTTTTAAAGATTCAGCTAGTAGTTCTTTGTCTTTTTCTTCAAGACCTTTAAAGATACCATCTACTTCTTCTCTATAATGTTCATAGACTTCATGATCTTTTTCTTCGTCGTGCTTACCTTCTACGTAATCCTCGTTAGATTCCTTTCCGTTGCCGTAGTGGTCTTTCATCTTCTCTATGATGATTGAAACCATACCGCCTTTTTCTTTCTTAGGACCCATCATAATCATGATAAACTCCTTAGCTAACGCCTACACCAGGTTGGTTAGAGTTTTTAACAACGATCATTACTTGAAGAACATCACCACTTCTAATTTCAGCTATAGCACCGTCTTTATCTAGAGCAAAAAGTTTAATTACTCCATCACTAGATACAGTTTCAGCTTCTATTTGAAAACTTACTCCTCCACCAGTTGATATAGCAGCAGAGTCAGTAAGAAAACACTGAACAAACAGTAGAGAAGGATACTTATCAGCAGACCCACCTGGAGTTCCTAAAGTAATATCATACTCTCCTACAGCGGTGTCACTGATAGACTTGATACCAACACTTTTACTAGTATCTAATGTGGGGTCTCCACCTGAACCAATTGTAGCAGTTAAGAATAAAAACTTAACCTCTTTATCTAAAGCTTGTACTCTGTTAAAATTTCTATTAGCCATTTTATTTCTCCTTTAATCTGAGTGTCATACAACACGCAGCGTGACAAAAAAAGAGAAGCCCCGAAAGGCTTCCCTAGTAATTAAATTATGATAATGCAACCCTTACGTTGAAACCAGGAGCACGACACCCTAACTGAGCGTAGTATCCAATTCTAGCTTCAACAGCATCAGCTGTAGACTCTCTTAGGAACTTAAGTCCATCAGAGTCAAGAATCTTAGGAGCTTTACCAAGAGAGTAAAGTTTCCAAACATCCATTTGAAGCATATAAGCAACACCGTTAGGACAGTTTTGATCAGGAACAACTTTAATAGGACCTCTAGGACCATGAATTAAAATCCCTCTAAAACCAATCTCAGGGTTAACTTTAACGTCAACATAAGAAACTTTAGAACCTAGAGCTTTCTCTAAATCACCAAAGTTGTTGTAATTGATAAAACAAACATCAGGCTTTCCACCTTCTCTAGCAACTCTAGCAGCAGCACCGATAAGAGCTTCTTCAAGAGGAAGTGATGAACCGTCAAATCTTATACCACCAAGTCTGGTAGAATCTGAAGATCGGTTAACACCAAAGAAAGAGTCAGTAGACCCAGGAGCAGAAGATGGAAGCCATCCTCCAAGACCTGTTAGCATGTTGTCCTTATCCCCATCAACATAGATAGCTTCAGTAGTTGTAGCACCTGAAGCAGCGTCAAGAATAAAAACACCTGTGTCTCTGTTTATACTGTCAATTTTCTTGTTAGCTGTAGCTGTACCAAAGTTTAACTGCATACCAACTTCAAAGTTAGTAATGTCTTGAATGGTAGCTAGAGTAACAGTATCATTTGAAGCAGTAGTAGTAGCTAGAGCACCAACAACACCAATTGAACCTGAACCGTCTCCATAAAGGCTAACAGCCAAAGAACGAGTAGCAGCTTCGATAGCTCCATCAATTTCGAAAGTAGCAGCTTCGATAAATGCGTTTGCATTACCTTTTGAAGCTTCGATAGTTTCGTTAGCAATTGAAGCGATAGCATAGTCAGCTTTTCTAGTTAGTAAAAATGCCTTAAGCTGAGAAGCTGTTTTGTTAGAAACTGCATCAGCAAAAGTAGCAGATCGACCCATTGGAATCCCGTATTTTACAGGAAGCTTAAGGTTTTCTCCACCAAAGTCTTCGTATTTTGAAATCATAGCTAGGAATGGATTATCCTTATAAACCATGTTTTCGATTTTTTCGTCTGTGTAATGCTGCTTTAGAGCCGCAGCAAAAGTTGTCATATTTAAAGCCATTTTAAAACTCCTTTAAGTTTAGTAAATTATTCGTCCCATTGTAACATTTTTGCCATTGCGCTTTTTGATTCTTCATCAGTTAACTTTCTTGCTACTCTTTCATTACCCTGAGCAGAATGGGCGTTTGACAATGTTGTTTGCGATTGTCTTTGTGGTTGCTCGTACTCGTCCCTCATAGAGGTAAGACGATTTTTCACTTTACCAAGATTAAGTAGTTTCTCGGCTTCTTCTTCTAAATAGCTCTCAACGGCTTGTACAGCCTCTTTTATATCCAATATCCTACCTGTCTCATTGTAGTGTTCTTCAATTACATCATAAACTACATCGGTTGCGTTATTATGAGCCACGTATTCAAAGTCATTTTTGTTTTCACTTATGAAAGAATTAATTTCGCCAACAAATCCTTGTTTAACTGCATCGTACTTAGCTTCTTCTTCCATTTTTTCTTTAGCGTTAAGTCTTTGTTCTAGATTATTAAATTTCTCTTTATAATCATTCTCCAGTTCTTCTCGCATTAACTTCATTTGCATGTCTGGAGTTAATCTGCCATCATTAAGAGCTAGTTCAGTTAGTTTATCATAATCTAAACCAAGTTCTTCTAGAGCTTTTAGGGGATTAGACCTAATTCTTCTTTCCAATGGAATTTCTTTTTCTTTATTTCCATATTTTTTTTCTAACTCAAGCTCTCTATCTCTTAAGGCTTTTTCTTTTCTACTGAGCGCAGCGAATTTTCTATCAAACTCAGAATCTTGAGATGGCTCTAAGTCTTTAAATTCATTACTCTCTACTTGAGGCTCAGCTGCCTCTTGATTTACGACTACATCATTCATGTGTCCGTGACTGTTTTCTTCCATTTTAACTCCTTTAGCTTAAAGGGCATTGCCCGATCAATGTGATCTATAATTGTTTTCCTATTATATTACTCTTCTTCTACTACTTCTTCAGTAACTTGTTCCTCTACTATTTCTTCTTCTGGAACTTCTTCTTGAACATTTTCATTTTCTGCTTCTGATAAATCTATAGCTCCTCTAGTTAAGAGGTTTTCTTCATCGGTTATGTTTTCAGCTACCTGAGCTGCTGCTGTAGCTGCTCCCATTTCAGCTAATTCTCTAGTCATTTCTTCTGGACTAGGAGCTTTTTCTTGTGCTCTCATTAATAAATTTTGAGCATCTTCCATGTATTGACGCAGTAGTTCAAGACGATCTTCTGGAGCACCTTGTACTTTAAACATTAAATAAGCTTGCTGGGTTTTACGAATTGCATTTTCTAAATTTTGATATGGTTCAGGTGGAAAATATTCACCTCTGTCCATCATAGTTTCTAGTATTTTATCTAAATTAGTAGAATCTGCATTTAAAAGATTTATAGATGCTTCTAAATCTGGAAAATCTAAAAGCTTAAGACCTTCTTCTTTACTTATAAAACCAGCCGATAAAAGGTCTTGAACATCGGCTAATCTAGCCGCTGGAGTATTAGACAGGGCAGACGTTGGAAAAATTTCCATCATGTACTTGTCTGCATCCATGTTTACGTCTTTCCAGCTTATAGTTTCTACAAACTTACCATCTTTAGCTTTAACTTTATAATCACCTTCAGATTCATATAAATCTTTAGCCATGTCTATCATTATTTCAGCAGCTTCTATAAAACATTTTTCATACCTTTTACCTACTGACATAAATCTTTCAGTTTCAATATCGTTAAACTCTCTTAAGGCTTTACCCGAATCTAACCCAGCAGGTTTTAATGATTGAGCTGCTAACTGAGACACACCTGATATTTCATAAGCTCTTTGATATAGACGATCTAAGTGAGCAAATAATTCAGCAGGTATTCCACCTAGAGGAGCATATTGAGGAGGAGTTCCTGCATACTTAATAACTCCACCAATTCTGTTATTTAAATGAGAAGATACTATCTTTGAACTTGCCTCTACTAGTAGTTTTGGTACAGATACCAAGTGCATTGAGACTTGTATTGTTCTTAAAATTTTATTAATCTCTAATTGAATACCTTGTAGTTGTTCGCATAGACCTTGACCAAAGAAACCAACAGGTCTTTCACCCCATCTAAAAAATACAAAAGGATAATATTCTTTGTCATACTTTTCTTCAAATAATGTTGCACTAGAGATACAAATAGTGTGCTTACCATCATCAGAGTTTGGACCAGATTTTAAATGCCAAGACTCTATAACTTTAATCATGTCTTTAGCTGTAGCAGATTGACCATAACTTTGAGCGTCTGGATAAGAAGCTGAATCTATTTGTAGTTCAAAATCTGGAAACATTGCTTTAAGAACAGACTTTTCAATATACTTAACTTGATGCATTTGACGAGGTTTTCCATAATAAGACTCAATATCATCTATTTTTATTTCGTCAATTATAACTCTTTCTGATTTTATCTCTCCTTCTTCTATGTAAATCTTAATACAACCTGTACCGAAAATACAAGCATCTTGAAATGCCATAGCCGCTGTTTGGTAAAAATCTACATAAGACCAAACACCTTCTACAAATTTTGTTAATTTTTTCGCTTTACGTTGTAGACTAAAATCACCTCCTGAAGTCAGAAATGTGGCTCTAGGTTTATTTTTAGTTATTTTTGAAACTACTGTATCTATAAGAGATTGTATAACATTTAGAGTAACTCTATTTGTTACGTTGTATGAGGACTCAATTCTACTGTAATTAAAGGCTCCAAGACCTATTTGTTCATAGTTACCGTATAATCTAGCATACCTAATATTGTCAGATTCTCTATATTGTTGGCGATTGTCTAGGGCGGAAACGTAGGCAAATAACTCTTGATATAAATTATTTTTATTTGCCAACCACCATCGACTTCCGTTTATTTCAGAATGCAAGGCTTACTCCTAGATGTTTGAAGACCAAAACATAAGTTCATCGTCTTCTTTTCTTTGTTGTTCTTCTTCAAATTTTGATTCGTCTGCTACAGTCTGTAGTTTTTCTGTATAGTCGTTTATATTTTCTACAAACGCTAACTCTGATAATTCAAATTGAACACCTTCAATTTTAAATGATTTTACTTTATGCTCTTTACACCATTCTATAAACAGCTTCACATCTTCTAGGTTTTCTAACATAGCTGTCTCCTATTGTTCATCTATTATATTGTCTAATTCTTTTATATCATCATCATATAACTTACTTAATTCATAGGAATATGGGTCTCTCTTCCTTTCTTCACACTCTAAAGCTTCTTTCATTTCCAACTCCTTCATATAGGCATCTGTACCCTCTTTTATCTTTTTTTCTGGCTTTTCAGATAGATAATGTCGGCATTCCCTCCAAGCATACAGTACAGCGTCACAGATGTCAGAGTGATAAGTGTCTGAAATTTTTGGTCTTTCTGGATTACGAATTTTCGAGTCTTTGTCCCATTGGACCAACATGCAATCCTCTTCAAATAGAGAACTCTTGAAGGCTTTAAATTTTTCAGTTCGTAAATCATCGTTTAACAGCTCTATAAATTCTACCTTTCGGGTCTTGTCAGCAGCCTCGATACTAAGACCATGCCTCATTCGAAGCTCCTCCATAATCTTTTTACCTAAAGCTCCTGCATCCATGACCATCCTGATAGGATTATATAAGTCCTTATATTCATTAATTGCAGCCACTAATTGACTGATATTTTGTTTGTTTTTGACATGTTCGTCCACCAAGTAGACTTTTTTATGGTACGTATTATAGCCGATAACAGCGATAGCATCACTGTCATTGTAGCCAATATCAATACCAATAATATAGTTCCACTCCCCTTCAGTAGGGAGTTTACTAAAGATGTTTTTTGCTTTACTGAACTTAAATACGAGCGCATCTTTATCCTCTACCCATTTTCCAAATGTTTCTCTTATATAAGATGGGTCTGATTCATCAATCCCTCTTATAACTCTTTCTTCCATTAGTATTTCTTCTAAGTTAAGCTTAGGAGGAGAGTGCATATAAGGATTATCAAATGCAGTCCAATGGTGTGCTTTCCAGTTTTTTGATTGAGAATACTCAAAAAATATTCCAGCTTTAACTGGACCTGGAGTTCCTGTTAAGTATAACTGACCACGTTTATCTCTGAGTGCTGGAATGATGATGTCATTTATTAACTCTTTTAAATAAGACCTAAATGATTGACACTCATCTATGTAGCACTTCATTAACTTCCATCCTCTAAACTTTTCTATTTCTGTCCTATCTTTGGCTCCTGCTATGTAAATTTTAGACTTGTTAGGAAACGCTATAGTTAACCTAACATTATCCATTTTGCATTCTAATTCATATTCTTCTATAATTTTAACTAAATCAGACCAGATAATAGCTCTGGCTTGTTGTTGAGTTATAGTAATATAAAGCAGATTGACTTCTTCACTTTTAAGAGCAGTGTCTATCATATCAGCAGCTATACCGACTGTTTTACCTGCTCTACGAGAACATACAGCGTTTCTAAACCTGGAACCTGAGCCACGAAAAAAGTCAACCTGTTTCTCAAAACAAAAATCTCTAAAGATAAACTTAGGTTTCTCAGACTTTGTTTTCCTCTTTTGAAGCTCCGCTATCAAGGCTTCCCTGTTTACGTTTTGCAAATCCTGATTCCTCGCCTTTTGACTTTAATGTTTTTTGGTATTCTTCATTCTTTTGGTCTGCTTGCATCCTAAAAGACTTATCAAATACTTTTCCACCCTTAAGTCTAGCTTGCCAGTGAGAGTTAAAAGCTATAGATCGTCGTTCTCCTGGTCCTTGAAAAGGGTAAACCGTATGCAGTAGGTTAGATGGAAAAATAGCCATCTTCCCTGGTTCAGGACTAAAAGACAACGAACCTTTTTCTAAACCAGTGGGACAAGCTGTTTTATAAACAAACTCAATCATCCCATCTCTAGAATACTTGTACTCTGGTAAATCTCCTTCCTTAGACCTATGATCAAATGGAGGGGCTTTTAACCAAATTACAGAAGAAAGATCACAGTAAGTATGGAAGTGAATAGGGTTGTATTCATTTTCATATTGACTCACAATCCATGCGTGATCTAATTTACACTCTAAAGCTTCTAGCTCATGTCCGTCATTTAGTAATCCATTCCAAACGTAGTTGTATAACATACCCTCCAGGTATCCTAGGACTCCTATCTCTTCTAGTTTTTCGTTAGAAATCCAAGGCTCCTCGGCTATTTGACCTACAAGGTTTCCACCCCAGTCTATTCTATTTCTATCTTCAAGAATTTCATCAGATGCTTTTATTAAAAGCTCTGTTACTTCAGAGGGAACATGGAATAAACCAAATGAAGGACCAAACGGTTTTAGTAATTTAAAATCTGTGTTTTTAGCTAACCGTTCTAGTCGTTCTTTTTTTGATTCATTCTTCTGAGATTCTTTTGCTTCTTTTCTTTCTCTTTTCGCTTTTTTACCACTCATGCCTATCTCCTGCCAATAGCTTTTCTAGGTTTTACTATCTCTCTAGGGGTATCCATCTTAGCTCTTTCTGCCTTAGCTTTTTCATCTTGCTCTTTCTTTATAGGTGATTTAAGGTAAACTGCTGAGATGTTAGTAAGTGGAACAAGAACGTGATCTCTATCATTTTTAATTGAAATCATGTTTATCTTTTCCAGTATCTCTATCTCAAGAGCTAGTTTTTCATTTATTTGCCGAGTAGCAAAATAAGTTTCTTGACGTTTATCAAACATTACCGATTGGTAACACCTGATTGCGTCTATTGCCTCTGTGTCGTATTTCATTAGTATCTCCTCCAAAATGGTACAAATTTATATTTTACTTTTTTTACAACTAAACTAAATGGTTTTATCTCATCTATGATGTTAGACTTTAAAGCTTCTTTGGCATCCCACCATTTGTCATCTTTATAAATCTCAAAAAACTCTTTGGGGTCTACACCCATTCTTTTTGATATTTCGTTTAACACTAGATTATCAAAAAAGTCAAGTGCTTTAAATAATTTCTTATTATTTTCAGTTCTTTTAGGTCTGCCGTAACCTACCTGTACCAGGTGGTGCATATAGGTTGAATTAGAACTCCCTATCCTATGGTCACAATATTGCAAAATTATAAACCCCATAGAATAGGCATTACGAACAAAACAATTAAACTTATAACCTAAGCTTTTCATGTATTTCATTTCTTCGATTATCTCTAACCCGATGTGAACTGAACCTCCACCTGAGTTAATAACCATATCAACTACTTTGTCTTTTCCATTTACTTTTGCTGCGGTTTTAAAATCTTTTAGAGTAGGGTCTATACTGTAACCATTAATGGCTCCAATAGAAACATCATACTTATTCTCTAAGACTTCTTTTCTTTCGATTGATAAGAAGGTGCCTAAAAATAGCCCCCCCAAAATAGCTAAGGTCAATAGTTTTTTCATTCTTCGGTCTCCTCCGATTCAGGTTTTCTTGCGATCAACTTGGTGTCGTCGCCGTATTGTTCTAATAGAGCCTGAATTGACTCCAGCTTGTCCTTTGTTTGTAATTTTAATTGTCTTATGTCCCATCTAAAATGTCCTGAGTCTATCAGCTTTAAACCATTGCGTTCTCTGTGAGAATTACGTTTGGCTATACGGTCTACTTTTTTGAACACTTCATCTATTAATTCTATACTAATTTCCATCATATTGCAAGCTACTTCATGACTACGGTTTTTAAAAGATTTCATCTATAACTCCATACTCTAAGCATTCATCTGGAGTCAAGTAAAAGTTTTTCTTGTAGGTCCTATCGTACCAAAATTCTGCATCCTTGTTACTCAACTCTGCCATCCAAGAACACCATTGGCGTTCCTGTTTTTCAACTTGATCTACTTCTTCTTTCGTTTCAGCATGAGACCCTCCTATGTAGTAAGACATTTGGTGTGCCATAAACACACAGTATTTAGACATTCTACGTTTACGACCTGCTGCTAGTAATAAGGTCGCAGCACTCATAACGTGACCGTAAGATTCTGTGACTATTCTACAGCTTGAAGAGTTTAACCGCCCTATCATAGCTAGAGCATCGTAGACTGAACCACCTGGAGAGTTTATTCTTATAGTTATAGTTTTTTTACTAGCTCTTTCTAATTCACTAAGGGCAGCATCTATGAAAGAAAAACTATGGTCATCTATTTCTTCGTTAATCTGAATAACTCGATCGACAAAATTAACCCCCTGCTCAAAGAGGTAGTCGAGTCTTAACTTTTCTTTATCTACATCTTTAGTCCTGCTCACATGGAACCTCTAGGTTAGGAAGGTCAAATAATAAATACGGATGGTAAACTAAATTATATTTAGAGGCTAACCGATCTGCCATTCGGGTATGGTGAGTGTAAACTGCTGCGTTATCACTCGAATGACCTACTGCGTCTAAAAGAGTTTTCCCAATCCCCATATTTCTGAAGGTATGCTTAACATATAGAAAGTGGATTACAAGGACTCCTTCTTCCTCCCCTGCTAGTATGTAGCCATAAAGTTGAGAAGGGTCAGAGGGGTTACAAGCTACAAGAACTTTTGAATTGTCTATAATTCGTTCTATAAGTTTATGATGGTCCTCAAAATAAATAGTGTTTGTAATTTTTTCTGCAAACGGACTGAACCTATAGGACTTCAGAAAACTGTTAAACAGAAATGCGTGGTCCTCATCTACTAGAGGTCTTAGTCTACAGTTCTCCATCTTCTTCTTCCTTGTCCTTACTTAGGGAAGCTAGGGTGTCTTGTTCTATTTTTTGCAATAAGGGGTTGTGGATTATAAGTCCTTTGAGTTGAAGCTCAAGGTCTTCTATTTGTTCTTCGAGTTGTTTTTTCTGGACCATTGCATGTCCTAGGGCGGCATACAAATCATTGGCTTTTGCTACATAAATTTCATTTGCGTTCATTATCACTCCTTTCGTTCTTATCTATTGTCTTATTATTATTATTGTCTAAGACCCGTTTGGCTAGGCGCATCAATTCTGAATCTGACAGGGCAGACAAATCTTGAGCCTCTGAAATTTCTCTCTCTTCTCTCTGAATCTTAACTAGGGACTCCAGGTAGCCTTGGACTATACGAGCCTCCTTAGGGTCTAGAGTTACCCCCCTTACGGCTTTTGAGCGATAGTGAGCTAACTCAGCTCCAATGATAGCCTTAGCGTCATGGAGAAGAAGCTCGGTAGCAGGAATGATTGAGCTAGTCTCTAAGGTCACTTTCTTCTTCTTGGGTGGCAGTATTATGCGCCGTGGCTCTGTTTTGTCTTGCGTCATGTTTGCTCCAGAAAGCGGTGTTTTATTATTCAGTCTAGGCGGCGGATTTGTAAATGTCAAGCCTTTTTTTAACCCCCCCATGTCCAGATATCTTAACATTTGCTACATAGATTGCCAAGATATCTTAACAGTTTCTAGACAGTCTGTCCGTGCGTAAATTAATATTAGTAATTTCAAATACTTAAGTTTGGTGTGTACGAAAAAAACACTGTATGGTTTGCCGGATCGACCCTTTTTGTTTAGTGGGTATTCGAAGTTTTCTCGTAAGTAGTCGGAAACACGTTGAGTTGTAAAGCCTTTTCCATGCAATTCTAGTACTTTACGGTCTATTTTAGGTAAAAAAGTAGCGTTATAGCTTAAAAAACTTGCTATATTATAGTATTTTTCAGTAAATAAATCATATTTTGCCCTTATAACACTGGTCGGTCTCTTTAGTATTCCACTATACTCGTCGAAAAACCTTTGTCTATTCTTTCCAGATCGTTCGATATCGTCGAAACCTGACTCGTCTAGTATTTTATACCATGCTCTTTGTAGCTCTTTAAATGAGGGCTTTTTTTGCTCTTTTTTGCTCATAACTATTTGTACACTTATTATAATAAAAAGTCTTGTAGGTTTTGCCTTATCGTGTTATACTCTTATTAACCAATAACCAAGGGGACAAAATGAAGAAAAAAGATGCTTTTGTTATATTTTCAGTATTTCAATCAAGACTCTCTAAGGCTGATAACCTTGAGAATCATAAGAAGGTTTTAAGGCACCTTGAGACCTTTGGTCTTAGTTATAAAGTAGTTGAGGGTGTTTACAGAGGCGAGTCGGAGTTATCAATCTTAGTGCCTGTTATCAATCAGGTGTTTGACCTTGCAACAGTTGAGCAGTTAGCGCATATTTATGAGCAACATTCTATACTTTTTGTTGACTCTGATAGGAATGCTGAATTGAGGTTTATGGTCAAGGCTTTTGACGCTTCACTAAATGAGTTGCCTAAGAGTGAGAAGTTAGGAAAATTTATCGCTACAACTAAGGGCATAGCAACTCAATGCAATTCTTATACTAAAGATGGGAATAACTATTATATTTGCGATAATAGAAATATTGCATAAAAACGCTTGACCAAGGAAGGTTTTTCTGTTAATATGTTTATAAGGGGATTCAAAATGGAAACAAAAACAATACAACTAGACAACGTGATTCAACTTCCTTTACCTGTAGAGGTTGAGACTGGCACTACATGGGTCTATTCAGAGTTTCCTTATAAACACCTTTTACCTGTATTGGAGGCTGCATGATGAAAAATTTTTGGGCGTATAAGATCATAAAACCTACGGTCTCTCAGGATAAGATTAAGAGAGATAAAAGAATTAAGTTAATCAATAAAGCGTTTGGGGGCAAAGATGCGACAAAGAAAAGGTCTTAGTGTTTGGAATATAGGCAACAAAGAGTATTATAAGCTTTACGACACTGTTATTGTTATAGCGGAGCACCTTGAGGACGGTTCAACTAGGATAAGATTGAATAATGGTGGTTGGAAAACTAATCACACTAAGAATTGTATGAATGATTTTTTAGAGCGTTTTGGGTTTAAGGTTTTTCAAAAAGACTTTGTTTGGTATGTTAGGGGTAGAGAGTTACCTTTTGAGTTTGAGACTGATATGGTCTACTTCACTGCCCATCCAAACAATGGAAGCTTTGTTGTAGGAAGGTTCATTGAGGAACCCTATAAACCTTATACGGTAGAGAGTTGGAATGAATCTTTTACTTATGGTCAATATCAGCAAATAATGAAGTAAAATCTCAGTCAATAAGCCAGGGAAGGCAAAGGAGTCAATGGTGATTATAAAATTATTCAAAGACGTTTTGCTTTTAACCTTTTTGTTTATAGCCATGTCAAAAGTAGGCGAGACAAAAGAATTAGACTTTGATGATGGTGGAGTAAAACTTAAAAATGGGTGTTATAGCCTTATATTATTACTTAAACAACCGGATGGTTCTATTTTGATTAGGACCGTTCAAGACTGTAGAGGAGGCAGACCAATATGATTTTAAAAGATGAGTTATATAATATTTATGTTAAGGCTAAAGGAATGAAAAAGTTTAGACCGATGGACCTTCAAAATAATAAGCCTGTTATTAACTTAATACATGCCTCATTGTTAAACCATTATTGGGCTTATGAGGTCTTGATGGACTTGAGAGAGCATAACCCTACGGCAGAATTTAAGATGGTTAAGGTCAAAGCGTGAAAATATTATATAGGTCTTGACCTACAAGGCTTTTTCGTGTAGTATAGTATTAACAAAACAAAGGGGACAAAATGATTAAGTTTAATGTAGTAACAATGAAAAACGGTGAGATTAACGTCGAAGAAAAACCAGAGCTATCAGAGCTATTGAGTCAATCAATGAGAGAACACGCAGAAAATAGTGTTTCTAATTTATTCACTAAGACCAAAAAAGAGAGAGCTATGAGTGACGATAAAAGTCATTTAAACGAGTCAATGAAGGAAGCTATAAAGTCTCATGGCGAGTTTATGAAAAGAAAAAAAGAAAGAGCTATGGAGTTACCGGAAGGTTTTTACAGTAACGATAAGAACTCGGAGTTTTTTACTTCTTCCCTTGAAACCATGAAGGATATTATAACCGATGAGGTTAAGAGAGATAAGATACTCCAAAGGATATCAGAGGGTGCGAAGTTTGGGACGTTTAGACGCTACAAGACACAACAACCAATGCTTGTCAAAGCCTATAAGACCCGAAAAGGTGCAGAGCAAAACACTTTTTGGAGAAACCGATAATGGTTTGTCCTGGATTTTTTATAAAGAAATTATTAGATTTCACTTACGTAAGGAGTAAAGACGATGAAAAAATTATTAGCAATAGCAGCATTAACAATGAGCATGACCTCAATGGCATCGACCGTGATGGTATCGATCAAGACCCCGAAGGCGACTAAATCCTGGTTTATGCCTACGAATATTAATGCCAGTACAATAAACACGGTCGGAACGGCTTCGGACCATTTAACTTGTACAACTACAATCCATTTTAAGAACTTCCAATTATTATGTAGACAACATGGAATGATCGTGCTATTATACAGAGATAACACGCCTCAAAAAGATGCTGTACTGGCAACACCTAAGGCGATTGTTTCAATTACTACGGTCAAACCAAAGGGGAATAAGAAATGAGTAAAGTATTAAGACTATTAGAGGACTATGGGGACTTATTAACCCTTAGACATGAAAGATGGATAGAAGAAGAAATGAAAAGACAGGAGGAACTAGAGGATGAAAATATTACAGACGATGATAGGTTTGAAAATTATGTTAACCCCGATGCTGATTTTACTGCTGATGACATTCCTTTCTAGTTGTAAACTTAATAGCAAGGTGGACTTTAATCAGACGGTTGGAAGGTCTCCGGCTTTTAGTGACGAGACAAAAGAGAAGGCGATAGCAGCCTGTACTTTAATGAAGCAGAAAGAACACGCTTGGAAGGCTAAGGATATAAAGGCATATTGTAAAGAGCATTGGAGAGGTTACATAGATTTTATTGAAGGGGATAAAGATGTTAAAGAGAGAGGAAGCAATTGAAAAAATTACCGATGTTATAAAAACTCTTGAAATTTATGACGATGATTGGCATAATGAGATTAAGAGATTAAAGGAAGCAATAGAATTTCTGGAGGGCTAAGTGGAAGAACCAACATTCGAAGATGAGGAAGTCAGGTTTACTTTTGAAGGAAAAGATTTTTCAATCATGGTTGATTTTTATGCTCAAGACGAGTGGAGGATTCAAGGCATAGCGGTATGGAATAAAGATAAAAAAGATTGGAATGAAGTATTAATTAATTTACATATGCAGAAAAGATTGACAGATTTTATGGACCGTGAGATACAAGAGAGAGGCGATAACCTTTTTGAGGAAGCCTATCATGGTAGAATAGAACCCACAGACTGGAAGGATTGTTATGACTAGACAACAAAGCAAAATTTTAGACACCTTAGTTTATTTCTTAAAGAGATACAAAAAAGCTGTAACGGCAAGTGAGAGCGCCACAGGTTTTGAGGATATGGTCTTTGAGCAAATGATCGACACTATTGGAGAGTTACGAGAAGAGAACGATAGGCTTAACAGCCTGAATAAACCAAAAGTATTGAGTGGAGGTATTAATGGACAAGATAATGAACCCACAGAGCATTGAGGACGTTGTTCCCCTTGATGACTTTAAGGCGCATTGCATAGCTAAGACCCTGTTACATACGAAGGGTAATAAAGTAAAAGCAGGGTTGATTTTAAACATAACTCAAGTTACTTTGTTTAGTTATCTAAAGCGTTTTCGGGTACGTTGGGTAGAAAGGTGGTTCACAATTACCGAACCAAGAAGGCAATTGAGAGACTGTTTTGAATACCAAACCGTGGGTGGAGAGACCAAATTAGCAGTAGGTAAAAGACTAGATAATGATAAGAAAAAACGCTTCAAAGGATAAAAAAATGAGTGAATCTGAACGCAGAATCAAGGCTTTAGAGGAAAAAGTAGAGACAATGGACATGTTAATGCAAAGCTTAAGGTCGGAGCTTGAGAAGGCACAGGAGGACATCGAGTTCTTCAGAGAGGCGGCAGAAAGGGAGTTAATAAGGTCGGGGTTAAGTGATTTATAAGGTCCTGTACCAGGTGTACCAGTAAAAAATACACTTATACTTGATAAGTATAATATTATATAGTATTATACAGTATAGAAAAAAAATCGGGTACGTTGGTACGTACTCAAAGGGGCTAAAATGATTTACTTTATAGGCGATAAACCATCTAAAAAGAATACCGACAAAAACGTAGCGTTCGTAGGAACAAGATCATACAAGACCTTGCTTGACTGGATTTACAGAATGAATCTCAGTATCAATAGTATTTGTTTGTTTAACTACGCTAGGTTTATAGAAACTAATGAAGAAAGAACATGGTCCTCATTTGACGTAGTAATTGCCCTAGGGAATGAAGCGTCTAAGGCTTTGACTAAGGAGAACATTCCCCACTTAAAAATACCGCATCCATCGGGAAAAAACTATTTACTAAACGATAAAAAAAATGTAGATAAGTTTCTAAAACAATGCAAAGATTATATAGGGGTTAATAATGCTTCCTGAAAAAACGAGTATAGACAAATTTTTTTGGACTCTTTTCAGTGGTAATGATTGGATAGTAGCAGGTGATGCCTTCGAGACTAAACCTGAACTTATGGGAAACATTGTAGAAAGGGCATCAAAGTATGCGTTTCCACTTTATACCATAAACCCTATTCATCCCTCAATAGATTTTGGTTGGCATAATAATGAAGGTAAATACGACGTTAATGTAGCACGTAGAGCTGATATCAATTGTAGTAGCCTTAAAAATCTAATGTTTGAGATAGACGGAATACCACTAGACGATCAACTAGAATTATTGTTTAGGTCTGGTATTCCCTGGACTGCTATAGTTTTCAGTGGTAACAAAAGTTATCACGCCATACTAAGCCTTGAGGACAACCTAGGGCAGCCTCACACAGAGGAAGGTATAGAACAGTACAAACAAGTATGGAAACGCCTAGCGGCTCTAATAAACGCCGAATACGCCGGAAAAATAGTTAGCCTTAAGGAAGGGGTATTGGATGAAGCAACCAAGAACCCTTCAAGGTTCACAAGGTTTCCAAATTACATGAGACAAGGGCATCTACAACGAATTGAGTTTATGGGTAAAAAATGTTCAATGGCTACGCTAAATAAAATACTAGAAAAATGTCCCTTGGTTAAAGCCCCAGAAACAAATTTTATTGATGTTGCTAACTTTGCAAACAATGATAAACAGTTTTGGGCTGTATGCCCTAAGGGTTTAAGAAATTGGATTAAGTACCCAGAGGAGTGGGGTGGACCAGAGGGAAATTACCCTAGACTTAGAAACATAGCTTATTGGGCAAAGAGAGAAGTTACCAAAAACCCCGACCTAATGATAAGCATATTGGATAAACATACTTTTGATTACCTAAACCAAATAGGTTACTCAAGAGAAAAGATAGAAAATGTTAAGAGAAACATAAGAAGAATATTTCAGGAGTCAGATTAATGGCTAACAGCATAATGGAAACGATAAGAGAAAAGAAACCTAAAGTCTTTTCTAAACCTACCGTATTCTTTGACGTTGATGATACCCTTGTAATGTGGGACGAAAAACTAAAAGGTGACACGGTTTGTATAAATTGTGATGGACATTTAAGCCATATGGTGATAAACAAAGGAAACCTAGAAGAGTTGAAAAGGCATGGAAGTCGTGGTATAGATGTTATAGTATGGTCAAAGGGTGGGGTTCATTGGGCGCAATCGGTGGTCAGGGCTTTGAAGCTTGAGAATTACGTAGCAGGAATAATGAGTAAACCTTTTTGTTACTATGATGATTTAAAAAACCCACTAGGTTCACACAGACATTTTAAGTTTGGGGAAGCATATGCAAGCGATAAGGAATGAAATGACAAAATTAGTAAGATCGGGTTTACCCAAAGATGAGATAAGCATCAAACTTAAAGAAAAGTTTCCAGAAACTAAAGAAACGGTTATAGATAAAATTGTTGAGGAGAAAACCGATGCTGAATTTCGTTTAGCTCAAAAGATTATGAGGTCTAATTTATTTACCAACATGATTGAAAAAGGAACGGTAGTTTACATGGATGACCCATTTCATCCTGCTATTGAACCGATTGAAAGAGCGCAGTTCAAACACTTCTTAGATAAAGATGCAATAAAAGACTTAACCATAAGACCCTGTAAATTTATCTATGACCCTTTTAGGAGACATAGAATTTATGAAGGTGATGACCTTATAAGTTATTTCAATACCTACGAACCTCCTACTTGGATGGTAGATGAGTTTGGTCAATACAAAGAAGTTGAGAAGTTAGATGAAATACCAGAATTGTTTCATAGATTTTTTGCTCACCTATCTGATGAAAAAAAATCAGAATATAATTACATGATAAAGTGGTTAGCCAATGCAATTCAAAACAGAAACTTTTGTGTCTTAGCTGCTATAGGCGCACCTGGTATTGGTAAAGGAGTTCTAGGAAACATTATGCTAGGGTTAGTAGGTTTAAATAACTTTACTAAAACAGATAATAAATTAATATCAAAAGATTTTAATGCTCAAATAAGAAATAAAAGATTAGTGTTTTGTGATGAAATCAATATCAAAAAGACTAATCACATGAATAAGTTTAAAGATTTAGTTAATGATAAAATAGAAATAGAAGGTAAAGGAAAAGATGCTAAGCTAGATGATAACCACGCATCTATTTATATAGCTTCAAATAATTTAGACTCTCTTTACATTCCAGAAAACGATAGGAGATTTTCGGTTGTTGAATTAACTAACAATAGACTTGACTCTAAGTTTACAGTAAAAGAAATAGAACAACTTTGTGATTTAAAAAATATAGAAGAGTTTGCTAAATACTTATACCATTATGAAGTAGACCAAGCAGAAATGCTTAAGGTTCACAGGTCTCAAAGACTTGAGGATATAAAGTTATCTACATTGTCCGATGCTCAAGAGTGGTTTTTAGAGGATTATGCTGTAGAGAAGAAGGGACAGATTATAGACTTATCTATAGTACAAGATGCTTTTAGAGAAAAAGAGTTTAAAGCTTTATCTCGAAGTGAACTAACAAGATTACAAGAAAGATTTTCAAGTATTTTTAAAATAACATTTCCTCAGATAAATGGAAAAAGAATAAGAAGAGTAAAGTTTTTTGGAGATAAAAATGGATAATGAAGAATTTATGGAGTCAATGAAGTCAACTTGGAAAAAAGCAGGTGGACCATATGCTCACTTTCAAAAAGATGACTTAGCTCATGCAGTTATAGGTTTAAGTGCAGAGGCAGGTGAACTATTGGATGAGTTTAAGAAGTGGAGATTTTACCAAGACGGTAGGGCTTTTCCACAAAAAAGATTAGAGGATGAATTAGGGGACGTTCTATATTATGTTTTTGCAGTATGTAATGAACTAAATGTAAAACCAGAGGACATCATGTTTAAGAATAGAAATAAACTAAGGGAACGATATGCAATCACTAGCAAACTACCGCCAAACTGCTCTTGAGCAAATACAAAATTTGGCAGCAATAGCAAATACCGAAGTAACAAACCCACCACCTTCCACAGAGGAAGTATGGGTGTTACGATTTTTACTAGCCACCTTAACCTTACTAACATGGTGGTCATTACTGGAGGATTAAATGAATGCGAATTACGAGAATTGGTTAAAATACTACAAGAAAGAACAAGAGTGTAGTATTGGTGCATTAAAATTACATTATCGACGACTCAAAGAGTTATACCGAGACCAGGCTTTAATTAAAGGAAGTATTAGAAGTCAATATGATTCAGCTATTGACACTAAGAACACTTTATTAGACTATGTAAATACGGAAATAGGATTGACAAAAGAAAAAGTTGATAAGATACTTGGACCAGAAATTGATGAGGATGAAAAACCAAACTTTTATGATTAGGAGATAACATTGGGTAAAAGATTTTCTGTAGAAAATGATGACGTACCGAAAGTGCAAAAACCAGTAAAGCTTATAAGCATTACACCCGACTCTGAAAAACTAGTAGCTTATTGTGCTAGGGTTAGTTCTAACCAACAGGATAACCCTAGCATTTCCAATCTTTTGAGGTATTGTATTAAACATAAGCATTGGTCTATCTTTGAGACAGCTTATCTAACCGTAGAGATAAATACTTCTAGGGCAATAAGCGCACAAATTTTGAGACATCGAAGTTTTACGTTTCAAGAATTTTCTCAAAGGTATGCAGCAGTTCCCGATTTTGTTACCTACGAAGCTAGGAGACAAGATAAGAAGAATAGACAAAACTCAATTGATGATATGAGTATTGAGGACAGACATTGGTTTGACGTAGCTCAAAACCGAGTTCAATCTTTAACCGCATCTTTATACCTGGATGCTTTAGACAAAGGTATTGCAAAAGAACAAGCTAGGTTTTTATTACCTATGAGTTCAAAAACCAAAATCTATATGACAGGAAACATAAGGTCTTGGATTCACTACTTAGAATTAAGGACAGGAGTAGAAACTCAAAAAGAACATAGGGATATAGCTAGAGAAATAAAAAAGATTTTTAAGGAAGAGTTACCAATTATATCAGGAGCGTTAGAATGGTAGAAACACCGTGGGGACCGTTGGGTTATGTAACTTATAAAAGAACTTATGCAAGACGACTGAATGAAAATAATGCTAATTCAAAAACGGAAGAGTTTGAAAACACTGTAGACCGTATAGTAAAAGCTAGTGACAAACAACTTAAGGTTGGCTTTAGTCCACAAGAAGAAAAGAGATTAAAAGAAATACTTCTTGGTCTTAAGGGGTCGGTAGCAGGTAGATTTATGTGGCAGTTAGGGACTAAGACTATTGATCGACTAGGTTTAATGTCTTTACAGAATTGCGCCTTTACTGTAGTTAATGAACCAATAAGACCTTTCACATGGGCTATGGATGCTCTCATGTTAGGGTCAGGAGTAGGATATAACATCCAGAGGGAATACGTTTATGAATTGCCTAAGCTTAAGAGAAAAGTTAGAATTGTTAGGAAAGATACAAATGATGCAGACTTTATTGTGCCAGATTCAAGAGAGGGCTGGGTCAAACTCCTTAGAAAGACTCTCGAATCTCATTTTATCACAGGGGAAGGATTTACTTATTCCACCATCTGTGTCAGAGGTAAGGGAACTCCAATCAAGGGTTTTGGGGGAGTTGCTTCAGGACCTGAAGAATTATGTTGGGGAATTAGAGAGATTAGTAAACTACTCAACTCAAGAGCAGGAAAAAAAGCAAGACCAATAGATTGTCTTGACATAATGAACATAATAGGCTACATTGTAGTAGCAGGAAACGTGCGTAGGAGCGCACAAATAGCAATAGGGGACTATGATGATATTCAATACCTTGAGGCGAAGCGTTGGGATCTTGGCATACCTAACTGGAGGGCTATGTCTAACAATAGTGTTGTATGCAACGATATCACACTTTTACCCGAACAGTTTTGGGAAGGATATAATGGAAATGGTGAACCATACGGTCTCATCAATCTTAAACTATCTAGAGAGATTGGACGGACAGGAGATACAAACTATCCTGACCCAGACGTTGCAGGATATAATCCATGCGCTGAACAAAGCTTGGCACCGTTTGAAACATGTTGTCTAGCAGAGATTCATTTACCAAATATCGAGTCACAAGAAGAGTTGATAGAGGTAGCTATTTATTTATATAGAATTAATAAACATTCGTTGGCTTTACCGTGTCATGCAAAAGAAACGGAAGAAATAGTAAATAAGAATATGAGAATGGGTATAGGCATCACAGGTTACTGTATGGCTACGGAAGAACAACAATCTTGGTTAGAAGAAACATATAAAGAACTAAGAGAGTTTGATGTTCATTACTCAAAAGAAAAAGGCTTTCCACCAAGTATTAAATTAACAACAGTCAAACCTTCTGGCACACTAAGTTTGTTGTCAGGTGTAACTCCAGGGGCGCATCCAGGGTATAGTCATTACCATATAAGAAGAATACGTATGGCTTCCGATAGTGCCTTAGTACAAGTATGTAAACAAAATGGGTATAAGGTCGAGTTCCAAAGAAACTTTGATGGTTCAGACGATACCAATACTGTAGTGGTAGAGTTTCCATGTAAGTTTCCAGAGAACACAGTGGTCTCAAAAGACATGAAGGCTTTAGAACAGTTAGAGCTAGTGAAAAAACTACAAACCGAGTGGTCTGATAATTCTGTTTCCGTGACTATTTATTATAGAAAAGAAGAACTAG